AGTTCAACGCCCAAAAGAGATAGGGGAAAAGAATGGCTGACATAATTGATATCGGGAATACTCCTGATAATAGTCCGCTCAAGACTGGTGGTATGAGAAGAAAGTATAATAAGTCAAAATGTGGCAAGGGCTATAAAAATGTAAAAGGTAAGTGTGTAAAGATAAGAGAAAGCAAATAATGGCAGGCAAGCGATTAGATCTATTTAAGCATGATAAGAAAGACAGGCCTAAAGAAGCCTACCACATATGACCGTATGAAGGCACACCGCATCCAGTTCAGGAGGCACACAAAGCGAAGAAAAAGAAATAGATGGCTAACGTGAACTTTCATAATGTAAGTAATGAGGAAGAAACTCTCAGACTTACATACCATGATTTAATTGCATTTGGTAAGTTGTTTCTTCCAGATGACTTTATGCGCTCTGAGACTCCTTTCTTTCACTACGAAGTGGCAGATGCGGTCAATGATAATGATATACGTCAGTTGGCAGTTATACTTCCCAGGGGTCATGGGAAGACAGTAATGACGAAGTGTTCTATCTTGCATGATTTCTTATTTACTAAAGAACCTTTATTTTATGGTTGGGTGGCTGCAAGTTCAAAGATTAGTGTTCCTAATCTTGATTATATTAAATATCATTTGGAATACAATGATAAGGTGAGGTATTTTTTCGGGGATCTCAAGGGCAAAAAATGGACAGAAGACGATATCGAGCTTAGGAATAATTGCAAGCTTATCAGTAAATCTAATCTCTCAGGTATCAGGGGAGGTGCTAAGCTCCATAAAAGATATGATCTTATTGTACTGGACGATTTTGAAGATGAGAATAATACAATCACTCCTGAATCTAGGAGTAAAATTGCGAACCTTGTTACGGCTGTTGTATTCCCTGCTCTTGAGCCTCATACTGGTAGGCTTAGAATTAATGGGACGCCTGTTCATTATGATGCGTTCATTACTAATATCCTTACTGGTCATGATAAAGCAAAAGCTAAAGGAGAAGACTACAGTTGGACAGTAATTACATACAAAGCTCTTCAGGAAGATGGGATGCCTTTATGGCCATCCTGGTTTGGCCTGGAAGAGATGGAAAGAAAGAAAAAGTTTTACGCAGACTCTGGCCAACCACAGAAATTTTACCAGGAATATATGATGGAGGTTCAGAGTGAGGAAGATGCGATATTCACGAGAGACCATATTAAATACTGGGATGGGCAATTCTTGCATGATGAAGAAACTGGAATTAGTAGTATAGTTACGGAAGATGGCGACGTCAAACCAGTCAATGTTTTTGCGGGGGTTGACCCTGCTACGGATTCTCAGCGTAGGGATGCTGACTATAGTGTTATTATCTTTGCTGCTTGCGATGTGGACAATAATATTTATGTTCTCGATTATCTTAGGAAGCGCGGTATACCTGTGCTCGGTATTCCAGGGTCTGATAAAAAGGGGATTGTGGATTATATATTCGATTATGGAAAAATATACCACCCGTTAATGTATACTATAGAAGATACAACAATGTCTAAACCTGTATTCCAGGCTATACGAGCAGAGATGCTGAGAAGAAATGATTTTTCAATAAGTTTTAAGGAAGAGAAGCCAGGAACAAGAATGTCCAAAAGAGATAGAATTCAGGGAATATTAGCTCAAAGATTTGCTGTAGGCCAAATGCATATCAAAAAGAATCATTATGATCTGCAGAGAGAGACTATCACATTTGGACCAAGGATGGCTCATGATGATACGATAGATGCTCTGGCATATGCGTGTAAGTTTGCATATCCTTGTGAATTCAGTAAAGGTGCAGATGGAGAATGGATGAAGAAGAAACCCAAAGCTAAATCATGGGTAACAGCATGATAAAGTTTATCGTACTTTCCGTACTATTAAATGCAGGAGAAATACAGGCTATTATGCCCGATGGTACGAAAATAGAAGCAAGAAAACGTGGTGGCAAGAATAACCGTGGACGTCGTAGAGGCGGAGGAGGGTTGCGTTGATGAGAGTTCAAGATATGAATTGTGTTATGGGACTTATTACTAGGATTAATATTTATAGGGACATTTAGATATGGCGATTATATTACCAGAGAATGCCCGCAGGAGAGTTATACCTGTCCAAAAATATGTGACGTGGATCACAAACACCTACCAATAGAGGAGTGTAAGAATGGCAAAAACAAAAAGAGCAGAACAAGTAAGACAACTTTACAAGCTCTCGAACAATTGGACGAGGAGGCAGTGGGAGTTCATAAACCAGAAGGGGTATGATTTCTCTCATGATGAACAATTAACTACCGAAGAAAGGGATTCCTTGGAAGAGCAGGGAATGCCTACTTTTACAATTAATCGTATACTTCCAGTAGTTGAAATGCTTAATTTCTATGCTACAGCCAATAATCCCAGATGGCAGGCTATTGGTATAGAGGGTTCTGATGCTGATGTAGCATCAGTATTTGGGAATATGGCAGATTATATATGGAATCTGTCTGATGGCTCAACTTTGTATTCTAATGCAATAAATGATGCTATATGCAAAAGTGTAGGGTATATTCTTCTAACTGTAGACCCAGATCAGGATAATGGTATGGGAGAAGTCGTACTTCGGCAACCTGAACCTTTTGATATCTTTGTAGATCCTAAATCTAGAGATATGCTGCTAAGGGATGCAGCTTTTGTCCTTATTCGCAAAGTACTTCCTAAAAACCATCTAATTAAATTATTTCCTGATTATAAAAGAAAAATTAATGCTGCTTCTTCCGATGAAGCTCGTGAATATAGCTGGAGTGCCAGGGCATCTGGCAATAGTGAGCAAGAGCTTTTTGCATATAATGACGATGAAAATGCCAGTGAAGCTATAAGTCCAGATGGTAGTCAGGATACTATGCTTGAATTTTTTGAGGTATACGAAAAACTGAAAATACCTCATATGAATGTATTTTATAGAATACCTCCAAATGAAGAGCAATTAGCTCAAATTAAACAGCAAGTTCAGGTAAAAATGAAGGAAATGCAGGCTGAAATGGAAGTCCAGTTGCTGGAACAGCAAAAGCAAATGGAAGAGGCTGTACAGGCAGGAGAGATGCTTCCTGAAAGATATGAACTCGAAATGCAGAAGGCTCAGGAGATGATGGAACAGCAATTACAAGCTGCAGAACAAGAATATATGAGCCAGCTTCAAAATGAAGCATCTAAGATCGAAAATCAAGTTATAAGTGAAAAAGAATATAAGATCTTAATGGAAGAGGAAGCTTTTGCTGAGAATGTAGTAGGACAGATGAGATTCCATGCACATAGGATAAAACAGACAACTATAGTCGGTGATAAGCTCTTATATGAAGAAATTCTTCCTGATAATATTACTGATTATCCTATAGTGCCATTTCATTACAAGTGGACTGGCACACCATTCCCTATGAGTGCTGTTTCACCTCTTATCGGAAAACAGAGAGAATTAAATAAATCACATCAGATTATGGTGCATAATGCATCTCTTGGTAGTTCATTGCGCTGGATGCATGAAGAAGGGTCTATTGATATGGATTATTGGGAGAAGTATTCATCTTCTCCTGGTGCCCTATTACCTATTAGACCTGGTGCTACTCCTCCTACCGCAGTGCCTCCAGCGCCACTTTCTAATGCTTTCTTCACTATAGTACAAGAGGGCAAGACAGATATGGAGTATCTTGCTGGGATATATTCTTCCATGCAGGGAGATACTCAGGCTCAGCATGAAACATTTAGAGGCATGCTGGCATTAGATGAGTATGGTACTAGGAGGATAAAGCAGTGGATGCAGCATTCTATAGAACCAGCATTACGGCAATTAGGAAGATTGGTTATGCAGTTTACTCAGGCAGTATATACAGCTAATAAGAGATTCAGGATTATTCAGCCTTCGGCAATACAGGAACAAAGGGAGACTGAAATCAATATACCTCTATATAATGATATGGGAGAAGCTATTGGTAAATCTATGGACTATGCGTCTGCTAAGTTTGATGTTACTATAGTAGCTGGATCTACATTACCTGTTAATAGATGGGCATACCTTGAAGAATTGAAAGAACTTATGAAGCTAGGAGTGGTGGATGATTTAGCTGTCCTTGCCGAAACAGATCTTAGAAACAAGGAAGGTATAGCTAAGAGAAAGAGCATGTATGCTCAGATGCAGGGACAATTAGAGCAGATGGATGAACAAGTCAAGGATCAGGCTGGAACTATTGAGACTTTAGAACGTCAATTGGTCCAAGCTGGCATTAAGGGTAAGGTTATGCAGGGAGCTATGGAACTTGAGAAAAATAAGCAGGATGTACGTGGATCCAGGCAATCATCGCTTCTTGAAACTGAAGCTCAGCAGAAACTTTTACGTAATATAAGAAAAAATGATCTTGATGTGGCATCTGAAAAAATGGATATGGCAGTTGAGCGTGCTGGAAATAATGTAAAAAAAGATTAAAAAACTTCTTGCATTTAAGCATTAAATGCTATATAAGTTTATAGACTCTTAAATAAGGAGATAACAATGACAGAAGAAACAACCCAAAGTAACCCAGAAACTGCAGAAAATGCAGTATTTGGCTCTCAGGGAAACGACTTCTTTGAAGCGCTTGAAAATGACGTCAATGGCGCTATCCAAGATGACGTTGGAAACTCTGAGGTAACCCCTCCTATACAAAGTGGCTCCGAACAGGTAACCCACGTCAAAAGCGAGGAAGGCTCC